AACACAACTATATACAACTACTGAACTGAAGAACAATAAAAAAGGAAATTAATATGAATCTGCCAGCATTACAAGAAAATTCCGTAATACCTTTCAATAAAAAATACGAAACACCATGGTCAACAATTGGTTATCTGACTATGAAACGAACATATGCAAGGCGATTAAATATAGATCAAGAGAATAGTCCAACAGAAGAATTTTCTGATATTGTTGAAAGAGTAATTAAATCAACAAATGAACAACTCAATTGTAATTTTAATGAAGATGAACAAGAAGAACTCCGTAAATATTTGACTGAATTGAAAGGTACTGTAGCCGGTCGTTTCCTTTGGCAGATGGGAACAGATACAGTAGAAAAACTTGGATTGGCATCATTACAAAATTGTTCTTTTGTTACTGTTGATACACCCATTCGTCCTTTTACTTGGGCTATGGATATGCTCATGTTAGGATCTGGTGTTGGATATAACATCCAGAAAGAAAATATCGATAAGTTACCTAAAGTAAATGAAACATTTTCAGCACCCATTAGAAGTGATGTTGCTTCGGCAGATTTTATTGTATCTGATACAAGAGAAGGATGGGTTGCACTATTGGCTAAGACATTGAAGGCAGCATTTCTTTCTAACAAAGAAAATCCAACATTCACATATTCAACACAATTGATTCGAGGTAAAGGAGCACCCATTAAAGGATTTGGTGGTACTGCGGCTGGTCCTGAAGATTTATGTTGGGGTATTGCAAAGATTTCTGAGATTTTAGAAAAACGAGTAGGTGATAGGATTCGTCCTATTGATGCTCTTGATATTATGAACATCATCGGTGCTGTTGTTGTTGCTGGTAATGTTCGTAGATCAGCACAAATTGCTATTGGTGATTATAATGATGTTGAGTATCTATTAGCAAAGCGTTGGGATATGGGTAACATTCCTTCTTGGAGAGCCATGTCAAACAATTCTATTGTGTGTGATGATATTAAAAAATTACATGAATATTTCTGGGACGGTTATGAAGGCAAAGGCGAACCATATGGTTTGATTAACTTAAAACTTTCTCGTACTGTTGGCAGACTTGGTGAAACAGAATATCCCGATAAAGAGGTACAGGGTTATAATCCTTGTGCAGAACAATCATTGGCTAATTTTGAAACATGTTGCCTTGCTGAAGTATATTTACCCAACATCGAGAGCAAGAAAGAACTTCAACGTGTAGTGAACTTGTTATATCGTATTTGTAAACACTCCCTTGCCCTACCTTGTCACCATGAAGAAACCCAAACAATCGTACATAATAATATGCGTATGGGTATTGGCATGACTGGGATTCTTCAGGCAACAGAAGAACAACGATCATGGTTAGATGAAACATATGTGTATCTGAGAAAATTTGATAAAGAATATTCCAAGAAGAATGGATTTCCTCCTTCAATCAAATTAACTACTGTTAAACCATCAGGAACATTATCATTATTACCCGGTGTAACTCCTGGTATTCATCCTGCTTATGCACAATATATGATTCGCCGTATTCGGATTAGTTCAGATCATCCTTTGATTCAAGTATGCCGTGAATCGGGTTATCATGTAGAGTATCAACAGAACTTTGATGGTTCAGAAGATCATGGAACAATGGTTATTTCTTTCCCGTTTAGTTATCCAGAGGGAACTGTTTTGGCTAATGAAATGACGGCACTCAAGCAATTAGAAATGGTAAAACAACTTCAAGAAACTTGGTCAGATAATTCTGTTTCGTGTACTGTTTATTATCGTAAGGAAGAATTACCAGAAATTAAGAAATATCTTTTGAAGAATTACAAGAACTGTCACAAGTCACTATCATTCTTGTTACATTCTGATCACGGATTTAAACAAGCACCATTTGAAGAAATCACAAAAGAAAAATTTGATGATATGGTAAAGAATTCTAAACCTATACATACTATATCACATGCTGAATTTGAAGGCATTGATGAGTGTGCATCTGGAGCTTGTCCTATAAAATGATCGAATGGTTAGATTTATATTTACCACCAATAAATTTATGGAATTTACCATTATATTTTAAAAATAATGAAGATTTGTTTTTAGAGGATAGTGATGAAGCGTTTTGATATTAAGTGGATAGCCGCTCTGTTGTTTATAGTGGGTGGTACTACTATAGCCCTTAAATTGCCACACATAAAATATGCGTTTCCTTGTTTTGTTGTTGCACACGGAATATCAATATATGATTTTTATAAAACACATAAAAATATACCTTTGATATTACAGAACGCATATTTTTTTGTAGTAAATATTATTGCAACTTATATTTGGTTTACACAATAAAAATAAAATGTTGATTGTGTTAAGTCTTATATCTACTCAAGAATAGTTTAAAGGAATGCATAATAATTATAAATATATAATGTCAGCGAAAAAAACTAGGAGATAGCACATGAGAAAAAATATCGGACGGGGAATTCGATGAAAAATAAATACTTAAATGGAGAATGTATTAATTGTGAATCTTCTTTTGGAATTGAGTATGTAGAAGAAATGGTATCTAAAGATTTGCCCGAACATTGTCCATTCTGTGGAGAAGTCATTGAAGAATTATCGGAAGACTATATAGAAGATGATGACTTTACAGAAGATGATACGGAATGGGATTAAATTGGAAATATCAAAACAAAGATTTTACGGATGACTTGATTGACGATAACTACGGATTCGTATACGAGATAATCAATCTCACGAATAACAAGAAATATATAGGCAAGAAATTTTTTTATTCTGCCAAAGTCAAACAGGTTAAAGGTAAGAAGAAGCGTTATAAAGCACCAAGTGATTGGCAAACTTACTATGGTAGCAGCGAATCATTGAAAAATGATGTTGATCTATTAGGTAAGGATAATTTTGAGAGGATTATATTATACCTTTGCAAGTCAAAAGGTGTCTGTGGTTATCTTGAAGCCAAAGAGCAGTTTAATCGTAATGTAATGGAGAGTGATGAGTATTACAATACATGGATTATGGTCCGAGTAAGAAAATCACATCTTAAGGAATATAATGCTGGATTATCTAAAACCAATAAGTAAACAAAAGTATGATACGATCCTTTTTTTACCAGGTGACAAACAAGATACGTTACACATAGAAGTATCGGAATATCAGAATCCTGGTGAAAAGATAGGGGGTTCTTCTTGTGGCGAAGAATATCATATTATAACATTTACCACAGATTCAGAAGGAGAGATTTGTGATCGTGAAATTTTCGATGCAATTCTAATTGAACCATTTGAATATATTTCTCAATTAATACCACAGAATTACTATGGTATCATTTCAAAGAAAACTACCACTTCCACAAATATTTTACAAAAAACATTTGACATATTAGCCTCATAGTGATATAATAACTATACAATAAAAAGGATTCTCAGGATATATTATGATACTCGTTGATTTGAATCAGGTTCTACTTGCCGGATTAATGGCACAAATCTCGTCACAGAAAAGTGTTAAATTGGATGAAAATCTAATTCGTCATTTAATACTGAATATTATTAGGATGCATGTTAGAAACTTCCGTGGTGAATATGGTGAAGTTGTTTTGTGTTGTGATAATAGAAGGTATTGGCGCAAAGAAATTTTCCCGCATTACAAAGCAGGTCGAAAGAAATCCCGTGATAAATCGAATCTCGATTGGACTTTAATTTTTGATATGCTCGCTAAATTCAAATCCGAATTAAAAGAAAACTTTCCCTATAAAGTAATTGATGTTGATGGTGCGGAAGCCGATGATATTATTGGTACACTTGTTCCTCGCCATTCTATTCATGAGAAGATTTTAATTCTTTCTTCAGATGGTGACTTCTTACAACTTCAACAATATAAGAATGTTAAACAATATAATCCATCACAAAAAAAATATGTTAAATCGGAAAATGCACTGCTTGACTTGAAAGAAAAAATCATTCGTGGTGATAAAGGTGATGGAATTCCAAATGTATTATCTCCTGGTGATTGTTTTGTTCGTGATGCTAGGCAAAAGAATATTACGCAAGGTATTTTTGATAAATTAATTAATGAAGAATGGACAAACTGGGAAAACGAGGAAGCCAAAGTGGGTTTTTCTAGAAATCAGGTATTAATAGATCTTACCATGATTCCAGTGGAAATTAAAGAAAGAATCATAAATACATATGATGATATTAAACCCGCATCTAGAAGTAAACTGCTCAATTATTTCATTGAACATAAACTGAAGAATCTAATGGATGTTATTGAGGAATTTTAATGAAGAACATTTATGAAGTATACGATGAATTTGAAGAAGCAACCAACAAAAAAGAAAAAATGAAGGTTATAGAAGATAACTTGAATCCCACTTTAGTTGAAGTATTAAAATTAACATTTCATCCTGGTATTCAGTGGCTTATAAATGAACGACCAGATGATTATATTATCCCTGATACATTACCCGGTGTATCATTCGGTCAACTCTCGACAGAACTCCGCAGATTATATTTGTTTCAGAAAGGTAATCCAGCCGCAGAACAACTTTCTCCAGAGAAAAGACATCAAATCTTATTACAATTTCTGGAAACATTAGAACCTAGAGAAGCAGAAGTTGTTATTAGTATCTTTAAGAAAGATCCTGGTGTATCAGGACTGACTTATCAGTTTGTTAAAGAAGCATTTCCAAGTATGTTACCATAGGAGGTAAAAAGTGTCAAAGTTTGTTGGTAAATTCCGTAAAGATAAAAATTATAATGATGATTATAAATTTGCAGACAGGTATGATCATGATAAGAAAACAAAAAATGAACATGCTGAAATTAAAAAACAACTCAAAAAGTATTATGAAGAAAGTGAAGATAATGAGTATATGATGAAGATATGATAAAGAATCGGTAATAATAAAAATATACCGGTTATTTTCAACACTTCTTGATATACATAGTATGTCAGGTTTTGAAATTGATTACCAAATAAAACATAAGACTTGACATATATCAATATATCTGATATAATGTTTCTTATATTTGAGGAAACTATATTATGATAATCTATGGATCTCTAGGAAAATCAAAAAAATACAAATCTTCACGATCTAAACGTGAAGAATATCAACGATGGTTACAAAAACATCAATCAGGCATGAAACCTGTTGAAAAGTTTGTTCCACTGACTAATTATAATCTCACAAACCGGCAAACACGGCAAATACCATCTAATAATGATGGTTTTGGTGACTCTACCCTCACAAAAACGGGTATTATGAGGGATTATCACAAAATGAGTGCTTCGGATCGAGCAATTATCGATAATGTTGCTACTCAAGTTGCTCCAATACACAAATCCTGTTATGTTTTCATCTCTCCTGGGATGAATCCTGCTAGTTTTGGTAGAAAAAACGAGGTTTTATGATAAACGAAGATGAACCAGATTACTGTTTTACATTACACAATGGACAATGTATTTCTACTGATCCTAGATGTATTCATAACAAAGGATTAACATCTTGGCAATTACTAGATCAGGCTCTTAGGGGTTGTACCGTCTTATCCTTGTATCATAAAGATCTAACTGATTATCAAAAACGAAAAGAACAGTATCAATAATGTTTACATTATCACAGCCGATTGAAAATTGTTATCTTTTTGAATTTGATACTCAAAAAGACTTAACACTATCATTTTTCCGGGTACAAGAATACTATGAATCCGATAAAGAAGAATTAAAGGGTAAAATCTTCACAACCGAAGAATTCTTAGAATCTATGGTTGATGATAAAGGAAACATTGAATACTTTAGTTTTTGGGAAGGATTCAATGTTCCTGGAGTTGTTTATAATAATTGGTCCGAAAAGATGTTAAATAGAACAACTCGTGAAGATGTGATGTATCGAGTTATTAAGAATTTGAAGTTTGCTGATGAATTCTATATTATCGGTGCTTTGAAAGGTGATAAAAATACGATTGATCATGAAGTTGCTCATGCATTATATTATTTAAATTCCGATTATAGAACAAAAGTGATAGCATTGAATTTTCAATTTTATTCGGATTGCAAAGGACAATATGATATTATAATTAATTCTCTCACTGAGATGGGTTATGATAAATCTGTACATGATGACGAGATTCAGGCCTACATGTCTACCAGTACCAAAAAAGAATTAACAGAAGAGTTAAAACTAGAATATAACACAATAAAACCCTTGGCCAACAGATACAGTAAGGTGTTGCGTAAATACAACAACACTACAAAAGTTTGCAGTAAATGATTGTTATCATTTGACAATACATCTAGGATATGATATAATGGTATTAATCATAAGGAGATACAAATGGAATTAATTCAATCTAAGTCATTACTTGCCAAATTGATGGCCACTGAAAATATATTAGTAGAACAACGATCTGTAAAAACGGCTTCATTTGATGTGGGCAACCGTGTCCTAACGGTACCTATTCTTGATAATAAAATATCAGGATATCTTTATGATCTTTTTATGGGTCATGAAGTAGGACATGCACTCCACACTCCTTTAGAAGGTTTGAAAAAATCCCACGAACTTAAGATTTCTCATTCTATTCTTAATGTAGTAGAAGATGCTCGGATTGAACGGAAGATTAAAGACAAATATCCAGGTCTTCGTAATTCATTCTATCGCGGTTATAATGAACTAACAGAAAAGAACTTTTTTGGTACTTCTGGTATCAATCTCAATGATATGAATTTTATTGATCGTGTTAATATTTATTTTAAAGCAGGTGCTACAACAGGTATCAAATTTAATGATAAAGAACGGTTATTGGTTAATGAAGTTAATTCGACCCAAACATTTGATGAAGTGCTTATTCTTTGCCAAAAAATTATGGATTTAATGAAAGAACAAAAAGAAGAAAAACAGAAAAATAATTCAGGAGAAGATGATATTGATGATATGTCCGATTCTGTTGATTCTGAATATAAAGGCGAAGATGAAGAATTTGAAGATGAAGAATTTGATGAAAATGATATATACACTTCAGATAAAGGTGTTATTGATAATGATGAAAATGAATCTGATACTACAACAGGTTCAACTCATAAAAAATTAAAAGATTACGAGGAAATTCGTTCTTTCACTGATGAATCCTTTCGTGAAAATGAAAGTAAGTTATATGCTAATAATAACAAAAATTACTATTATGGTAACATTCCTGATATAGATATACAA